AGTGGATCGGGCGCGTCGGCCACTGCGCGCGACAGGCCGCGGCCATCGCCGCTTCCCAGTGATCGACCCTTTCGCCGTACTGCGTTTTGGCTTTCCGGCCGATGCCGGCGATGAGGATCGGCCCGTCGGGATCCCATCGGTCTTCCAGCGTGATCCCGTCCGCCTCGAGCCGCGTCGCCGGCCAGGTCCGGCGCATCACCCACCGCTGGGGATGGGCGGCATCGATCGTCATCCGAGCCTTGGCGTGGCGGTGCCAGTAGGCCAGATCCAGCGCCACGACATGGCCGCCGGCCGCGAGCTGCTGGCACATGATCGCGGCGCGATCGGGTGCCCCCGGGCCCCAGAGCATCAGGACGTCGGCGCCGCCCTGATAGCGCGTCGTGGGCACGCAGTCGACCGCGTCACCGGTCTGGGTCGCAAACGCGTGCAGATACTCCGTCGCGCGGCTCGATTGCGAGGCGATGTGCAGGACCTCCACCGTCAGCGGGGCCGCCAGGACCGTCACGCCACCGCCTCCGGCCGCTCGAGCCGATAGCCACATGCGGCGGCCATCACATACCACTCATCGGCATAGGCGACGTGTTCATAGCCGGGCATGTCCGGCACGCCGGTGGTGAAGTGGACGATCGCCGGATCGATCGCGGGCGAGGAATGGCCGACGAGCCAGTTCCACCGGTCGGGCAGGACGCCAATCAGGTCGTCGGTGAGCCAGCAGAAGCGGTGCAGATCGCGCCCGGGGACCGTGTTCACCAGCGCCAGGTCGAGTGCGCGATTCGCCGGATGCGCGCAATTGAAGAGCATGACGCTCGACCAGTTCTTCCGGGGATAGCGGGTTTGCCGCTGGCCTTCCATCTTCGTCACCGCTTCGGGCGCGTAGGCGTGCGGCACAACCATCACGGCGAACGCGGGATCGGCCAGGGCGAAGAGCTCGGCGAGATTGGCGCGGAACAGCACATCGCCATCGGTGAAGAGCGCCCAGCCGTCATACCCGGAGAGATACGGCACCAGGAAGCGCGAGATCGCGTGGCTCGTCGCCATCGGGGCTTGGGAAATCTGATCAAAGAACCCGTGATCGCGCTCGGTCGTCGGTCGATGATAGAGCCCGCGGGCCACGAGCTGGTGCAGCGCCAGCCGATGGACGACCACCCCCGCCGAGAGCGTCGCGGAGAGTTCCGCCACCTCGTACGCGCGGAGTTGGGTGGCATCCCACCCGAGCCAGAGATGGTAGGGCGGCTTCATGCCGGCACCGCCGCCAGCGCGTCCTCGAGGGCCACGCTGGGAAAGGTGGTGAGCGCCGTTCGCCGGGAACAGTTCAGCACCTCGACGCCGGCCGCCTGGAGCGGCGCCACCAGCGTCTGGAAATGCGGCAGGAACGCCGCGAAGGGCGGCAGCGGGCCGCGCGCCCGCTCATACGGATGCCGGCCGAACCACCGCGTGCGGTCGCCGTCGGCCTGCATGTCGAAGCCCAGCAGCAGGATCCGCGCGGCGCCGAGATGGACGGCGAGGTTGATCGCCTGATAGCCGGAGTTCTTCCCGGTCCGCAGCCCCGTCGGCTCCCGCTCGAGGCCCTGGTGCCCGGTGTTGGCGAGCGGCACCACGTCGGGGCGCCCGTCAACGGCCTCAAGACTGTATTTGAGCCCCGGAAACGCCGCGGTCTCCGGATGCGCGACCCACCATTTGCGATCGCAGCCATAGAGGACCTCGGCCCACGGGGCGAGACGGATCGCGTCCTTGATGGCGATCGTGCGCGTCCCGCGGCTGCGCGCGACGTCTCCCGCCGTCAGGCTGGGCCCGGCGCCCAGGATCACCGCTGTCTCACCAGGCCACTGCCGCGGGACGGGGATCACGCCGGCGTCCCCTGCCGGGTTTCGAGGTCGCGCCCCTTGGGCCCGACGACCTTGGCGACGCGTGCGCCATCAATGCGGGTATTGCTGACCAGCGTCAGCAGCTCCGGCGTCATCTCGGCGACCCGGATCTCGTCGCCAGGCTGGAACTGCAAGCGCGCCGCACAGGGCGCTTCAATACGGATCGTGATCATCATCGCCCCCTGACGGGATGCTGGTGAACGGGGCGGACCCAGACGACAGAGGGAGTGGGCCCGCCCCTCGTGATGGTTTACGCCTTGTTGAGCGCGTGCTTGACCGGGTGCGTGCCGGCGTCGAGCAGATCGCCGTCATGCCGGGAGAACGCCAGGAAGGCGACCTGGTGATAGTCCGCGAAGCGCTCGTCGAGCCGCAGCAGGGTGATCGCCCGCACGTCGCGGATGAGGTACTTGGACAGGTCGCCGTAGACCACGGACTTACCGGCGCCCGAGCCGGCCGCCGAGGGCATGCTCTGATTAATGACGTAGGGATCCCCGAGAATCGTGTCGGGCGCGCCGCCCGTCATGCCCGGCATCCAGATCGGCCGCCCAGTCGAGGCGTCGACGATGCTCTTGATCTGCGCGAGCATGCTGTCGTGGAACATCCAGCCGACGCCCGCGTTCGAGCGATAGGCCGGATCGATCGCATGCTGCAGCCCGACCATCTCGGCATAGGTCGGGGTCAGCGCGGCGAACTGGGTGCCCGAGGCGGTCGTGGCCGTCAGGATCCCCCGCGGCTCGGCCGTGCCCGTCCCGGTGGTGAAGTGATCGTTGGTGATGCGCCCGATCCTGGTGCCGAGCGCGCGGCCGAGAAATTCGGCGAGGTTGATGGCGTTGTCCTGGAGCAACTCGACCGAGACCAGGATCATCTTCGAGCTGTACTTGTAGGACTCGAGCACCAACTGATTGAAGGCGACATCGAGCTGATGCACCTGCATGTTTTCGCCGAGGATCTCGCCCTTATTCCCGGTGTCATTCACCGTGGGGATGGGGAGGTCGGCGCCGGTGTCGGTCCTGAGAATCGTCGACTTGACGCGCATGCCGCCAAACGAGAGCAGCGCCTCTTCGAGCGGGCGCATCATTTCGTCAGGCACCGTGTAGGCGCCGTCGACCGGGGAACTGGTCGAGCCGGCCGACAGGGCCCGCTGTTCGACGATGCGCTGCTGCCAGCGCGCGATCTCGTCCGATCGGGTCGAGCGCAGCGCGGTGTGCGGGAGGAGGAGCTCGAGATTGCGCGCGGCGAGATCGACGCCGCTCTTGGTCGCGGCGGCCCGACCCCCGGCCGAGGGCCGGGCGGTGGAGCCGGCCAGCAGCCACGCGCGCAAGGTTTCGAGCCGCTCGAGGCTCGTCACCTCGACCGGGCCCTTACTGTCGCGCAGCTCCGCCGTCGGCTGGTGCTGCCGCGTCTGCCGCCCGTTCGACCCCTCGAGCTCGGCGAGGCGCAAGTAGCGACGTTCCGCTTTGATCGCCTCTTCGCGCGCGACATCCATCGTGTCGAAGCTGTGTTTCTCGTCGTCGGTCGGCTCGCGCTTCTCCTCGCGCGCCTTGGCCAGGAGGGCCTGCATATCGGTGCCGAGCTTGTTGATGGCCTCGCGCGCCTCGTCCGCCGTGGAAATCATCGCCATAGGGGTTCCCTCAGGGTGAAGGCCCGAGGGACGACGGGCCGGTACAGACGACGGGCCGCGTCACACGGGCGATCTGATTCGCCGATGCGTGCGGCCCTCGACAGGACTCACGGCCATCATGTTGTCGCGCCCGGCCCACCCAGCCTCTGAAGCGGGCCGGGCGCTCAGCGCTTAGTCTGCCCCATCGCCCGCGCCGGGCGCGTTTCTAGGTGCGAAATGATCGCCTCCCGCACGACGGCGGCCACCGGGACCGAGCGGCGGCTGGCTTCGCGGATCAAGGCGTCATGGATGGGGGCCGGCACCCGCGTCGCCGGGATCTGCGAGACCTCCGCCGCCAAGGGGGGACGCCCCACCGAGTTCATCGCCGCGCCGCCCGCGCTTCCCGCGCCAGAAAGTCCGCTGAGGGCTGCCAGGCGGTGGCCTTCAGGAACGCCTCAAGTGACCGCTTCGCCATCGAGACATCCGTCTCCTCATAGGCGGGAAAGGTCACGATCGAGACTTCCCGGATTTCCATGTCGTGGACCTCACGCACCGGCTCGCCATCCTGCAGCCGCCACTCATCGGTAATCACCCGGAAGCCGAAACTCATGCCGTCGACATCGCCGCGCTCGATCGACACGACGATATCCTTGGCGTAACTGGTGTCGGGCGGATCGATCCGGGCGATGATGCCGTCGGCCTCTTTCCGCAAGGTGAGCGTACCCGCGGAGCGCCGGCCCATGATCTTGGCGCTATCGTGATCGACCAGGGCCCGCACGTCGATCGCGTCGCGGAACGTGCGATCGACCGCCGCCGGCGTGATGATCTCCCGAAAGCCGCCCAGATCGAGCGACAGCGAGTTGAAGACGATCGGCATGCCGCGAATCAGCCGATCGTCGATAGCGGAGACCTTCGCCACGCGCTGCGCGATCCACCGGCGCTCGAAGCCGTCGCGATCACGATGAATGACGGGCGGCATAGTCCAAGCCTTTCTGCAGGAGGGCCTCCGGAATGACCTCGACGCGTTCACTTTCCCAGCGGCGGAGCAGGGCATGGAGGGACACGCCGAGCTCGTCGGCCTCGC